GGAGTAGATGATTCGTTTCATGGTGGTCATGGGTTAGCGGAAGATGGATACGTTGATGTAGTCAGAATCTACCAGTGTTCCGGCGCTACGGTTAAACGTTGAAAATCTTACCGCAGTAGTTGTTGGGGCCGCACCGTAACGCCCAATAAATGTTTCGTCTGTGGTTCTAACCGCAACACCACTAACACCATAATTCGCATCCGCCAACGCCGTCGTGAAGTTCACCGTATAGTCTCCCGTCCCGTTATCCGTAATGCTGCTCACATTGAAGCTAGCGCGGATTGCCACGGTGCCGGTGCCGTTGAAGTTCACCCACGCTTTTGCCAGACCCGAAGCCTCGCTGGTGCCCAGCTTTGCGGTGGTGACCGCATTGGCGGCAATGTCAGCCGTGGTGATGCAGTCATCAGGAAGACCACCTGCGCTGATGCCGGTGATGGTTCCTGATCCGTTGATTGCGATTGGCATGACTTACACCACCACCCAAGAGGCGCCACTGGGGACCGTGACGGTTACCCCAGAGTTTATCGTGATTGGTCCTGCTGTCACAGCATTTTTGTTGGTACTCAAAGTGTAATTGGTCGTTACGGTCTGGCTATTTTCAAAAAACACCGTATCGGCACCGCCGCCCGTGGCACCGCCGCCCACGCTTGACCATGCAGTGCCGTTATAGCCCTCGAACTGAGTGAGCGTGGTGTTGAACCGGATCATGCCTGAGTTAGGTGATCCGGGCCGCTCTGCTGTGGTGCCAACCGGCAGATCCAGCACGCCGGTACCGGTCAGCAGCACATCACCGCCGAATGTGGCGGTGCCGCTAAACGTCGGGCTGGCGGTTGTTGCCAATCCAAGGTTGGCGGTGGCCAGCGTACCAACGGTGATCCACGCATTGTTCGCCGCATTACGCAGCTTCAGCAGCCCTGCAGTGGTATCCGCCCACCACTGGTAGGCGTACATCGTTGCCGGCTCAGTGGCGCCGCTGTTCTGACTGACGATGGCAGCAAGGCCATTGTTTAGGTCAGCGCGGAAAGCAGCGCCGGACTGGTTGGCAATGATGTAGTCATGTTGCGCCATCGTTAAACCTCTCGGCCATAGCCGACCGCAGTGTAGGTGAAGTTACGATTCACGCTAGTGCCAGCACTGTTCTTAAATTCTACAGTAAAACCAGTGCGCGTCACACTCGTCACCGTAAAGAAGTCGCCTGTAGCCATGTTAAACCCAGTGATTCCGACATTAGGCGGCTGGTAGAAGGCATTATCGAACACCACGGCATACGCTCCAACGCCACTGGCTAGCGTGCCTGACTGCTCGGTGTGGAGTTGCAGCTCCATCAAGCAACCAAGCTCGTCGATGATGATGTTGATGTCGGGGTCTTCTGAAACTGCCCTTACCTTGAACTGGAAGCCGCGACCTCGGGCGATAACGTTCGAGAACTCATTCCATTCGCCATAGGTAGGCGTGCCAGATGGGTCATCGGTAGTGGTGCGAACGTACAGTGCAGCGTTGACCTTATCAATGTTGTCTTCATCAATGTCGGGCCATTCGTCTATTAGTGCCACCTTGTCATCCCATAATGCTGCTGGCACAAGCGGGCGTGTAGTAAAACGGCGACGCAGGTTTACGTCGTAAGTGGCGCCCATATCCCAAGTGGCGCCGAACTCGTATTCGCCTAGTGGGTTAATGCCACCAACGGCATCAATAGCTATAAGTGCATCCCAGTTGCCATCGAGCGCCATGTCGTCAACAAGTTGACCGCTATCGATAATCAAACCATCGTATTCGTCTGAATAGATCAGTCCTGCCAGGGTTCCATTAAACGGTGGAACCGTTTGGTCTTCGGCGTATTGCTTGAACAACGACCGTGGCTGCGGTTCTGGGAAATCAGCAATGACGGAACTGGGATTGGTGGAGCGGTTGCCGGTATCATCTTCAAACTTCAGCAGGTACGTCCCTTCCAGCATCGGCACTTGCTTTTGCGTTTGAGATCCTGCAGCGGCAGCAACAATCTCCTGCGACTCTTCCCATGTAGCGCCAACCATCAAAGTGCTGTGGCGAATCAGTACCTTTCCGCCTAGCAGCACATCTAAATCGACTGCTCGATCCCAAGCAAGGATGCCGCTGAGTTGGTCGCCGGGTATAAGGCTGGCATTCTCTACATCACTCGGAGGTGCTGTTTTGCCGAATGCTTCGACAGTTAAAGATGCAGGCAGGACTGATGTACTCAAGTTGGCGCCAACTGCATACACTTCAAATTCGTAAACGCCGGGAGTTGTATCCAGTACTTCGTAGTCAAGTCGCTTGATTCGTTCGTCCGTAAAGTTGCCGTTGCGTGGACGCCAGCGGATTCTATATTCCTGCACTCCCTCTACGCTGTCCCAGTCAACAACCAACTTGGATTTAGCGGTACCACCAGCGTCATAAAGCAACTCTGTTGCTGACAAGTTATTGGGCGCCAGCGGAACGATGTTTAGATCGGTGATGTCCCGTTGCTGTAGCGGCTGGTCACGCTCGATGTAGACATATTTGCTGCTGCTATATGACAGCGCAGTAATTGCATAGCTAGATCCATCTTGCTCTGCAATGCCAAGCACACGCCATGTTGACGTTTGGATATTGCTGGTTTCATATACCCATACGCTGTTTGCGCTTGGTGCTGCGCTAAATGCGTTGGTAACAGTAATAATGTTGCCGCTTATCCCTTGCACTTCGCGCAACTCAACGGTGCCCGTAGGTAGCACGACCGAGATGGTGCCAGGTGCAGCTAGGCCGGTGGCATTGTCTACTGTGATGGCAATCGTGGTGGCGCTTGTGATGCGTCCGCCACGTCTGGCGCCAGCTTTTACTGGATCGGCAATGCTGATGACTTGCCCAGGGCGCACGATGACGCCAGCATCCATGCCGGTGCTGAACGTAACGGTTTCACCTTCGTACCGCTCGGAATACAGCAACCACTCGCCAACGCGATGAGCTTGACCTCTGCTCGTACAAGCAAAAGCGCTGACTTCAGTTTTCACCACGCCGTACTTAGCAATGGCTTCTGCGTCTTCCACCACTTCGTAAGTGATGTCGCGCAATGCCAAATCTAGGTAGCTGACAACTGCGACATTGGGCCGTGTTTTGAGGCTGCTGCCGCTGTAGCTAAAACCATCTGCAGTAACATTCGCCAGCGTAAACAGATACGAAGGATCAACCGGCTTGTCTTGCGAAACCGTTAGCGAACCGATGCTCCAATACGGCATTGCTCGAAATACCGAGCACATGTCATTAATGAGCTTGTACGCTTCTTCGCTGGTTTGAATGTTGACGTTACAGCTAAACCGTGGCTCAAAGCCACCAAAGCCATCAGGCACCAACTCACTGCAATACTGACTAGCAGCAAAAAATGAAAACTTGTCTAGCTGGGCGGCATCAAGATGTTCTCCTAGGCCATAGCGCGTAGACGTAATAAGATCCCATAGGATCCACGCGGGGTCAGAACACCACTGCGCTGCGCCGAATGTGCCATTCCAGATGCCGGCGTAGGTAAGCCGTCCTGTAGTTGAATCAACAGTTGCATTGCTGGGGATTGCTACCTTGATGCCGCGAATCAGGTAGCTGCGTTGCGGGATGCTGTTGAACTGTTCTGCATCAACGCGGATGCCAACCAGCGCACTGTTCGGGTAGGCGAGGCGGCTATAAATGATTTCCGTATAACTTGTCCACGTAAACGCATTGGATAGCCGAAGGTCGCCGCTATCTGCAGTGGTACGCACCATGCGTACATCTACTGGGAAAGCGCCGTTCAGATTTACGAGGTATGCCTTTTGGTACGGGTCGCCAGTGCGGCCCGAAACGGTGTCACTGATGACGGTGGTAAAGCCACCGCCGTTGTACTGGATTTGTATTTGTAGGCTAAAACTTTGCCCTACGGTGTCGCCTTCGTTGGTGATTTGTTCCAGTCGGGGGACTGTGATGGTGATGCGTACTGCATCGGTCTGTGAATCGGTGATGGTGCGCGTTACGGGACCATCATTGCGGACAGTTACATTGACTGAGCGCTCATCTTCAATTTCGCTAGCAAAAGGAATCAGGTCTTGGTTTTGCGTTCCTTCGCGCGTATAAACCGTTACGTTCTGGAAGTTAAAAGTGCCGTCTGTATTTTGTAGCGGGGTGTTGTCTAGGTAGATGCTTTTTAGGCCATCTTTTAAGCCTGCGATTTCGCCTTCGCTGATTAGGTCAATCAGTTCAGCATATTGGCGGGAGTCGAGGCCGTCACGTTCCGTTGTTGGTGTGCGTGCAGCGCCACCGCCACCGCCACCTTTGCCGCCACCGCCGCCGCCTGCACCAGCAATAAGTTTGGTCATGCTGCCACCTGTACGGTGTCGATGCCAGCGGAGATGACTACACTACCGACAAGCGTTTCGCCGTAGACGATAGGCACTGGTACGCCTTGTCTGCTGGTGTTTTGGATGCCGCTGAAGCTGTAGCTCTTGCGTGGGTCGTCTTGGGTGTCGGCGCCTTGGGCTACCCGTGGTGTTGGCGTGAGCAGCTGCGCGACGCCGCCAAGCACCAAGCTGGCGCCAAGGCCAAACAATGCTGTACCAACAACCGTAAATCCAGCTTTTGCACCTGCCGCAATAGCCGCTGCAGTTGCAGTTCCGATGCCGGGTATAAACGCTAGTGCTATGAGCGCCACACCTGCCAAAATCCGCCCGACCGCACCCGCGCCTGCCACTACAGGCACAAAGCTGATGGGCGCTTGCCCTGCAGGGTGATGCAGCTCTTCTAGGTCGAGGTCATAAGTGCCGACGGTGACGCGGTAATGCTGGTCGCTCATGTGCGCTTCAAGCTCGGGCCAGTTGGCCAGCAAAAACCGCACCGCTTCGGCTGCAGTTGCCACATCCGCTTCAAGCACGCGATGGCCGATGAACTTGGCGAGCTTGCCGTACAGCTTGATCTTACGCAGCATGACGCAACCTCCTTCCAGTACATTTTAGGAGCCAGCTTCCATATAAGTCGCGGCTGCTGAGCCGCCCTTGGATGTGATGCAGGATGGTTTGCTCGCCAAGGTAAACGCCAACGTGATTCAAGCCGGTGCTATTGAGTGCCATCAGTACGGCATCGCCCGGCTTCAAACCTTCGTCTTCGGTTAGCTCGCGGAAGCCGGTTTCCTTCCAGCAACGGTCAAAATATGGCTCGGCTTGGAATTGCTCGGGGCTAGCGCACCGGTCCCAATCACGCAGCATGATTCCCTGCTCGGCGTACCAGTCGCGGGCTAGTGTCCAGCAGTCATGCACACCAAACACCCACTCACGGCCAATTAGTGGCGCCTTGTAGCCGCATGGCTTGCATTCGCCCCATGCCTCGGTCTTGGGGTTGACGATATGCCACGGCAAACCGCTGGTTTCGCAGGCAGCGCGATCTGCTGGTGACGGCAATGGGTTAGTGACTGGGTGGCTGTGCACCACTGCGATGATCTCGCCGACATCTTCTGCTGCGGCCCAGTCGTCTGGGTTGAGCACAAAGAACTGATCAGGACTGGTTGCAAGGTTTTGACATGGCCAGTATTTGCGGCGTCCTTTGCGTACGATGAGCAGCCCGCAAGACTCGCGTGGATCTTCGGCCTTAGCGTGTTCCAGTGCCGCGTCTTGCCAAGTCATGTGAAGAATGTACCAACGCCGGGATAGCTGCCGTATGGAATGGCAGCGTTAGCCCTAAATGAGTAATTCTGGTCAGTAGCAGAAAATGTGTAGGTAGCCGATGAAATGGACCCCAGCACATAAAAGCTCCAAGCAATGTTGCTTGACCCAGACACGTAAGTTTGACTTAAAATAGCGACTTTACTTTTTGTCACGCCAACTTTTGAGCTACCAAATACACCTTGTCCTATGCTTGTAACTTGGGCCAAACGGCTAAGCGGCAACACACTGGACGCTGCATACCAGCCAACTGAGATTGCGGCGCTTTCGGCAAAATAGGCCC